AAGAACAAGCAAATTTAACTACTGGTGGTAATCTTACGTTATGGATGGAAAACGCCTTGAATAACGCTGTGAAGAAGCAGAATGTCAAATCGAAGCAGTAAGGTAGCATTTGCCACTAACGTATGGTGCTATGAGCAGGTTTGCCTTGCAGAAATGTTCAAATTTACCACAGATGTTATTGGCAAACTTGCTTATAGCACGTGTTATATGAAGTGCCGACTTATTTAGCACAAAACTTGAATTGAAATGATAAACAGAAAAACAAAAAGAAAAAAAAGCGATGGAAAATAAAAAAATAATTTGTTGGTGGAGTGGAGGAATTACATCAGCAGTAGCTTGTAAAACTGCATTAGATTTATTTGGTAGCAAAAACCAATGCAGAGTAATAATGATTGATACTGGCAATGAGGATGAAGATACATACCGATTTAAGATTGATTGTGAAAAATGGTTTGGACAACCTATTGAAGTAATTACAGAAATTGGAAAAGATTATGAAAGCATACAAGACGTATGGACTAAACATAAATCTTTAAATGTGGCTACTGGTGCAATTTGCTCAACTCAATTAAAAAGACGAGTTCGTGAAAAATGGCAAGACCAAAATGAATATGATTATCAGATTTTCGGTTTTGAGTTTGATAAAAAGGAATGCAATAGAGCAATAGGATTGCACAAAAACCACCCGAAAGCAAAAGGTATATATCCATTACTTATGATGGCATACGATAAGGATGATTGTTTACGAATTGTGCAAGATGCAGGAATTGAAATACCTAAAATGTATCAATTAGGATTTAGAAATAATAATTGCTTTAAGACTGGATGCGTTCAAGGCGGTATCGGATATTGGCAAAAGATGGAACGTGATTTCATTGATAAGTTTAATGCAATGGCAGAAATGGAACACAAACTAACTGCTTTGCGTGGCGAACCTGTAACGATGCTGAAAGACCAAAGTAATGAAGCTAAAGCAATAGTGGAAGAAAGCGGTATTAAATGGAAGCAATTTATATTTTTGAAAAAGCATCCTGAATATCCTGAATTAAAATGTTTGGCAGATATGAAGCCACAAGAAGTAAAACCTTTATTTGAATGTAACGGATTTTGTGGAACAAATGATTTGAACCCAAGAGTAGAAACTGAATATGAAATTAATTATGATACACGGGATGTTTAAAAGTGCGTTGGCTTTTTTCTTTTTGTTTTTCCTTCACGGAACTTCAATTGGAAACGGTCAGCAAGGCATTTCATATAACTCGTGGCTAGAACTCATAAAATAAGACCTATCATTCTATACGTTTGTATAGGTCTTTTTTTGTATCTTTGAATTAAATTAACTTAAAAATAGAGATTATGAGATTGACAACCCTACTCCTCTCCCTACTACTAATTTCGTGCGGAGCAAAGACAGTAAACAAAGAGCAAACTAAAACCGATTCAACGGCAATTGCTACACAAGTAATCAAAACAGATAGCACCGCAACCGATAGCACTTCAATTAAATTCGATGTTACGACAGAGGAAGTTTGTATTGAAGCGGTTGATAGTACTAAACCGATTGAAATTACCAACGCACAAGGCAAAATTACAAAGTATAAAAACGCTCGTTTAAGCCATCGAAAACGAAAAGACAATACTATTGTTGTAAATGAAAAAAGCGTGTCTAAAATCGTAGTTGATTCAGTTACAAACGAGATTGAAGTAAATAAAATTGAAAGTAGCAAGGTGGTTTATAAGGAGCAGTTTAGCTGGATCAAGTTTATTTTAGATTTGTGGTGGTTGTGGTTATTGATTATACTAGCGTGTTATTTGGCTTATCGATATTATAAAGGTTATCTTAAATTTCCGTTGTTATGAATAAAATTGCAAATATAAAAGTAGCTAACTTTATACGTGTGTCCAACGTAAAGGGCGCAAGTCAGCCAAACTTCATCGAGGTTAGACAATATGAAAATAGTTTGATTAACATTCAAAAAGATGTTAAACCGATTAAGAGTGATTTTGTTACTGGGTTTTGGCGTGTAAAGGGAGTTGAATTAATACCTAAAGAATATGCGCTTCCAACTAACGCCTCGTAAACAATACCAATTCGTAAAGAAAGGTCAGTACTATATTAGAGTTGAAAAAATAGTAAACACTTGGAACGGTAAAGCACCGATTGAAGACGAAATTAAAAAGCCTACTGATTAGAGTAGGCTTTTTTTGTTAGTTATATTCTTGCATCACTTCCTTTATTCGTTCTGAATTGTACTCGTTTTTAGTGTACTCAAAAAACGCTTCTAAACTCATTTTAGATTCCAAATCAATACATTTTGATTTAACAAACATCATTCTGCCACTTTCACAACTACCAGTTAAAAAATGATGCCAGTCAAAAAATAGTTTAGCATTATATTCTTTGCCTTTTTCAAACAATTTAAGAAACTCTTTTTTCTTTTCGTCAAATGAAATGTTAGCAAAGAATTTATCATTAACATCTTGTAATGCTTTTTCTTTTGTAACTCCGTGAGCAAAGAAATTATTTATTTTTGCGATGTATTGTTTTTCAGTTGTAAAATCATCTTTAATAATTTCAACTTTAGCAATATTACCTACAATAGATAAAAAATAACAAGGAATATTATCAATGTAATAAACTGATTTTCCTTTAAATTTATCTAACGAGTGGATTTGCTTATCTAAAAATCCTTTTGTGTAATTTTTAGGATGTATAATTTTTACGCCATCGCCAGAGCCATCGCCATAGCCATAGCCAGAGCCAGAGCCATCGCCAGAGCCATCGCCAGAGCCAGAGCCATAGCCAGAGCCATAGCCATAGCCAGAGCCAGAGCCAGAGCCATAGCCATAGCCATAGCCATCGCCAGAGCCATAGCCATCGCCAGAGCCAGAGCCATCGCCAGAGCCAGAGCCATAGCCATCAATTTTAGGCAAAACGCCTAAAAAATTTTCAATTAAATCTTCCATTCTTTCACAGAATTAATATTTTCAACCGCTTCTTTTGTACAAGGTAAAACCTCAATAATTTGTGGTAAATAAACGCCTTCTTCATCTGTAATTGTAACGGTAAATTTACAATCATTAGGTCTTTTTGTTCCCTCAACTGCTAATTGACTTAATGAAGCTGCTCCGCTCCAATACCATAAACGACGAGCATTTGTTAAAATAACTGAATTTTCATTCAATTGTTTAATGTTTCCAAACCAAACTCCAGCAGAGTAAGTTCTAATGATGTGAAATTTTTTAGTTTCCATAATGTAAAGTGTATTAAAAACGAAAAACCCCGACTGTTGACATCGAGGCTTTCGCTAAAGTTAATGAATTAATCCATTAATAATATTTTGAAAGTAGCTCAACAATTCTACACCACAAACCTACAAAACATTTCCCACACCACCAAATAAAAAAGCCGTTAATTTCTCAACGGCTAATTCAAACTTAAAAACAAAATTATTGTCAAAGATAGGGATTAGTTTTGGATTGGCAAGGTTATTTAGGAACAAAAGGTATTTCTAATTCCATTTCAAAAACTTTGTAATACTTAGCTCGATACTGTTCATCTTTTATTGATTCTTGCCAATTAAAAAACGATTGAATCGCATCCTCTGGGGTTGTACTTAAATTATTATTTGCGGTTTTCCATCCTGAAAAATCATAATACAAAACAATATATCTTTTAACCATTCTAGGAATAGTTATGCTTTTACCTTTAATCGTTTGTAGTTGCTCCATCTTTTCTTTATTTTAATTATTAATTTATCATCCTTTTTCGTTATTTTGGAGTGATAGGTCTTATTTTTATGCTTCTAGCAACGAGTTATACGCAACCTTACGGAAACATTGTACCCTGTGGACAATGACTTTCAATCCGACTTTTTGCGATTAAATAATTTGTTTCTATCATTTCAATTCCGACAAATGAACGGTTTAAATTTTTACAAGCTATTCCAGTAGTCCCACTACCCATAAAAGGGTCAAAAACTACCATTCCTTCATCTGTGCTGTGGCTTATAATCTTTTCAATTAGTTCAACAGGCTTTTGCGTTTCGTGGTATTCCTGTTTGCATTTTCCTATTTGCCAAACTGAACCATCTCTTTTGCCTCTTATCTTATGCTTCCCATTTGTAGCAAACATTATGCTTTCATAGTTAAAAGAAAAGTTACCAGTCAAATCACCCATACCGCCACCGCCTTTAAACCATACAATTTGGTTTTTTGCGTCAAAGTGGTTTTTAATTTTCAGCCACCAATAAGGCATAACATCAAATCTTGTAAAAATATAAATAGCACTTTCGGGCTTTAATATTCTTTTAAATTCCCTCATTAGTTCATCCACAAAAACCATTACAGAAAAACCATCATCACCGTGTACTAATTCAGTTGAGCCACTTTTGTAACCCTTTGTAAAATTTATTCCGTATGGTGGGTCTGTAACAATCAAATCAATGCTGTTATCTTCAATTTCTTTAATCGCTAAAAAACAATCCTTATTCAACAACCTGAAAAAAGGCTGCGTATAACAAGGGTTTTGCGTAATGGGGGCTGATGTACTACTATTTATCATTTGTGCTTTTATTTATCATTATTACTACTATTGAGCTTTTGTGGGTTAATTCCCCCCACTACGCAAAGCCCCAAAACGTTATGTGCCATTTTAGGACAGCACCTCGAAAGTAAATTTATTTGGCAGAATATTACTGCAAAGGAATATACTTTTGAACGGTACGCCTTTTAGCATTTCTTCGCCTTTTATGTAATCAATTCGCTTATCAAAAACCATTATTTCAAAAGGATTGTTTTTTAATAGTTCATACCTTTTTTTACTATCAAATAACCCTGCCTCATTTATAAGCATTGCAAAAGGTATTTTAAAGCCAAATAGCCTTTCTAACACCTTTTCTCTCAATGAATAAGGTGGGTTTGATATAATGTATTCAGTTCCTTTTGGGGGTTCTGTTTCAAAAAAGTCTTGCCCTGTCCAAATATGTGTCCATTGTGTTGGATGCCCACTATTGGATAGCAACTTGACAAAGTTACTTTCTTGTGTATCAAAAGGACACCATATTTGGCTATTTGGTTTTAAATATTTCAATAATGGTTTTATCGCATATTCCTTTGTGTAATATTCGTCTGCTTTGTTTTGTTTAAATTGATGGTTCATAATCCGAATAAAAACGGCACATAACAAGGGTTTTGCGTAATAGCCCTATCAAGTGTCGTGGTTAATTTTAATTTTCTACTAAGGGCTACTACGCAAAGCCCCGATACGTTAGTGGCAATACTCCGAAGCCCTCCGAACAGCGACATCGTAATATTGTTTTTCCTTTTCTATTCCTATTGATTTGCGATTTAATTTGATACAAGCCAAGTTTGTTGTTCCTGAACCCATTGTATTATCTAAAACCATATCTCCTTCGTTTGTGTAGGTTTTTACTAAATATTCCATAAGTTCAATCGGTTTTTGTGTTGGGTGTTTACCTCCTTCGCCTCCCTTAAATGGTGTTGCAAAGTATTGTATTGTCTTAGGGTATCCATCTGTAACATCAATTTGTCGTTCTACTTTTGTAAAGCTA